GATTAAATAGCTCTAAATCATTACTATTACGATCAAAAAGAGATAATTTACTATCAATTGCCTTGTTTGATAATTGTCTATTTTGATTGGTAGAAAATCTGTGCTTCATGTAGTTATATAGCAATCACCTATTAGATTTTTATAATAAATACACTAGGAGGTGACGCTATGCTACTATCACGATCATTCGGTCTAAGACCTGTGACTCACTGCGCAAAAGGGTGCTAACTAGTTAACATAGTTAGACTCAAATCTGTGTTGCATATCTGCAATAAGTAGAGTTCCGACCCATGAACAGATTGCAGAAAGAGTCATATCAAATATTATATTATGGGTGGGGCTACCACATAAAAAGTGGGCTGGTAGCCCTATCCAAAATCCTAAACACAGGGGGCAATGAATTAATTGCCCTATAAGTTGGCTTTTATTGTAACAAAAATCTCTAAACTTCTTAAAAATCTTTGAATAAACTACAATATATGTGAAGCCGAAAACGCTTAACATCCAAGCTAACAAATCACTCATCTTTAATCTCCATTGGGAACATGTGGCTGTTTGAGAAAACAAGTCTATTTTGGTGCCAAGATTCTCTTCCAACAAGCTCGCCTGGGGACTCATGCCTCAACAAGATAGGCACTACCCAATTATCGTATCCTGCTTCGTAGGCTCTTAGAGTGTATTCAAGGTCGTAGAAATCCCATTCTCCCTTGAACTGGGCGGGCTTCCTCATGCTAATGTTCTTAAGGACCTTGGCATTTGCTGCCATGAACAAGCCATCAAGAACTAGAACCTTCGCGTGCAGGCGTCCGAAGTAAGTAGGATACATTTCCTTTCTTGAGTTACCATGGAAGGAGAATCCTCTTAGCTTGTTTTCAGGCTGCCACCAAACGCACTGCTTGGAAAGTTTTGCTGCTCCAGCTACTCCAATGAATCCTGCATTCTTGGCACTAGCTGCTTCTACTAGTTCCCTCTTAAATTCTTGTGGGTCCATGATGATATCAATGTCATCATGGCAGAAGATCACAATATCGTCGTCTTCTGCATTTAAAGATTTAAATCCTTTTTCGTATGCTTCGAATATTGATTTCTCATTAATTAGTAATTTAACGTCAATATCCAAGCTAGATAAATATGAGACTAAATCCTTAGTTATGGGTCTAAGGATGGACGATCTAGTTGGGATGAAAGCAGAAATCTTCATAGCACTATTATAGCGATATGGATAAAAAATTAGTAGAAGAATTTAAGAAGTGCTCTCAGGACCCCATCCACTTCATCTCAAGATATATTAAGGTTGTCCACCCGGTATTCGGTTTGGTCAACTTTAAACTCTATCCTTTCCAAGAAACCATTATTGATAACGTCAAGAACCACAGATTCAACATACTTCGCAAATTTAGACAGGCGGGTTGCACGACTCTGGCTTGTGCTTATGCTCTGTGGTTTGTTATCTTCAACGCTCACAAGACGGTGGCTATCCTATCAAAAGGCGAGCGAGAAGCAACAGAATTCTTGGAAAGAATTTTAATAATGTATGATGAGCTACCTGAAATCTTCAAGGTGCCCGTTAAGGAAAAGAACAAACACACACTGCGCTTGTCCAATGGGTCGGTTATTCGTTCTCGTGCTTCTGGCAAACAGTCTGGTCGTTCTATCGCAGGTTCTCTTCTAATCTTAGACGAGGCTGCATTCATTGAACACATTGATACCATTTGGGCCGCAGTTTATCCAATCATTTCGACTGGTGGTAGTGTGTTCGCATTATCCACGGTAAACGGTGTTGGTAACTGGTTTCACACAAAATATACTGAAGCCACAGAGAATCTCAATGAATTTAACGTCGTTGATATCAAATGGCAAGATCATCCAGAATATCAGCGTCATCCAGGCTTCGATGAGCTTTACAAGCGTATGGAAGAACGGTCTCCACCCATCAATGTCGATAAGTGGGAGAGCATTACACGCAAGAACATTGGTTATAAAGAGTGGCTACAAGAATACGAATGTGAGTTCTTAGGAACGGGTGAGACCTACATTGACGGCGAAGTTCTCAAGCAAATCAACGAAGATATCAATGAAACTTACGAAAATCGCTACTGGAAGACCCTAAGAACCTGGAAACAGCCTCATCCACACTACGATTACCTGATTTCAGTGGACGTTTCGCTCGGTCGTAAGGCTGATTATTCAGCTTTCCATGTGTTTAATCTATACGACGGAGAGCAAGTTGCAAGTTACTACTCAAACTCAACTCCCATCAATGAGTTTGCAAAAATGATCAAAACCGTCGGTCTCATGTATAACGAGGCTTACGTTGCTATCGAAAGAAATACAATTGGGGCTAACTTACTCGCAAATCTCCAAGAAGTCTACGAATATGGCAATATTATGTCCGACAGTAAGGGTGACTTGGGCTTCCAGATCACTTCTAGCTTTAGGGAAAGTATTTTAGCTATAATGGAAGAGTATGTTCGCCTTCGTAGAGTTAAACTAAATTGCGATCGAACTGTTCGGGAACTAAATACTTTCATCGTAACTGAATCAGGAAGAGTTGAAGCTGACGTTGGTCAACATGATGACCTTGTGATGTCTCTAGCTCTTGGCTGTTATGTTATGGAGAAAGAACTTGGTGACTTGCTTCTCTCACACGAGCGACAAGTTAACCATGACGAAGTATTAGCTAAAGAAGTGTTCCTAACAGGATTACTCAGATTAAACGATAAGAATGAACTTAGAGAGGAAATGAAATGGCTGTTGAAAAACTAAACGAAAGCGGAGGATATACATCATTTGGTGGTTCACCAACCAGACAAGGTAATACTCCTATTGCGACTGGCGTCTTCTCACGGTTCTTCTCTCGTTTCTTTGCTCGTAGGGCAAAGCCTGCCCTGATTCAGCAGTTAGAGGAACCCATTGATCCTAACAACCCTGAAGCATCACAGCCGCAAACAGTAAGAGCCTACAAGGACACTGGTGACACGATCATTAATCGTGAGTTAGGATCTCTCTATGCGGGAGGCTTAACGAAAGGTATTCCTTTGCTCGTAGAGCAAGAATTAAATAGAAAACAACGCTACCGTGAATATGAGATCATGGACGAATACCCAGAGATTGGGTCGTCCTTTGACATTTATGCAGATGATAGCACCCAAAAGTCTTTAAAAGGTCTTCGTTGGGAAGTTAAAACAGGATCTAATACATTAAAGGAAGAGGTTAATGATCTTTTTGATAATCTCCGCATGGAAGATTATCTTTGGGATATTGTTAGAAATACCTGTAAGTATGGCGATTGTTTTATTGAACTTGTTCCCGATCTAACCAATCCAGAAGAAGGAATCAAAAAGATCAAGATCTTAGACCCTAAGTTTATATTCCGTATCGAGAATGAATACGGACAGCTTATCGGTTTTGCACAACAGATTCCTGTCAAGTCCCAATGGAACACAGGTGGCTACCAAGGTGATACGCTAACTGGCGCTGAATTCGTTGTTCTTGACAAGGACCAGATTGTTCACTTCCGTCTAGCTAATTCAGATCCTGCTTTCTATCCATACGGTAAATCAATTGCAGCCCTAGCTCGTCAGACATTTAGAAGTCTGAAGCTCATGGAAGACGCAATGCTTATCTACCGTCTCTCGCGTGCGCCTGAGCGTAGAATCTTCTATGTAGATGTTGGCAACCTATCTTCAAGCAAGGCATACGACTTCATTGAGAAGATGAAGCAAGCATTCAAGAAAGAAAAGTATTACAGCCAAAGCACAGGGAATATTGATGGTCGATACAACCCACTAGCCCCTGATGAGGACTTCTGGGTCCCAATTTCTGGCTCCAAGTCTAACACGAAGATCGACACTCTTCCAGGCGCTCAAAACCTTGGTGATGTTGACGATGTTCAATACTTCAGAGACAAGCTCCTAGCTGCTTTGAAGATTCCGAAGGATTACATTGTTGAAAAAGATAAGTCGCCTGAACGTAAGGCTAACCTTGCACAGCTTGATACGAAGTTTGCTCGGGTCATTGTGCGAGTCCAAAGAAGTATCGAAATTGGTTTAGAATCTATTGCTGCTCGTCATCTAAAGATCAGAGGATATCCACGGTCAATGATTCGTAGGATGAGAATTGATCTACCTGAACCATCTGATATGTATATCAAGCGTCGTCTTGATGTAGACGAACAAAAAGCTCGTGTTGTGCAAGCTGTATTAGGTCTTCAACTATTCCCGAAAGAGCAGATTTATAAAGATTATTATAATCTTACGGATCAAGAAATAGAAGATATAGAACAGAAGCTAGAGAAGGATATGCAGAAGCAGATGGAGCAACAACAGCAACAAATGATGGGTCAAGGTATGGGAATGCCAGGAGCGCCTATGCCCGGCGGAGCCCCAATGGGTGGAGCAGCACCCCCTCCTGGTCCTAGTCCAATGGATTCAGCGGAGAATGCTCCACCTACAGAACAGCCTCAGCAGGAAAGAATTGAGACGCTGAATAAACTCAAAATTAAGCTTCTAAAAGAAGGAAACACGGAATTAGCAGAAAAACTTGAGAATAGAATTAACGAAATTCTCGAAAGTTAAGGGTTAATTATTATAT